CTCGGCAACGGCAATCACCTCAACCACCACCGGTACTGGTGTGGTAACTGCGCTGGGCGTTAATACTGGAACTGCTGGCGCGTTTGTAGTTAATGGTGGAGCGTTGGGCACGCCTTCTTCGGGTACCCTCACTAATGCAACCGGGCTGCCTCTGACAACCGGCGTTACTGGTGTGCTGCCGTCCGCGAATGGCGGCACTGGCGTCAATAACGGATCTAGCACCATCACTATTGCCGGCAATCTCACGCACGCTGGTGCATTCACGCAGTCGTTTACTGCTACTGGCAATACATCGGTGACGCTGCCCACTACGGGCACTCTGGCAACTTTAGCGGGCACTGAAACTTTCACAAACAAAACACTTACTGGCACACAAGAAACGGTATTCACCATTACTGATGGTGCAGCGTTTGAAGTCAATCCAGCCAATGGCGGCATTCAGTTGATCACGCTTGGTGCAAGCCGCACCCCGAAAGCAACATCGTTTGCTGCCGGTCAAAGTGTTACCTTAATGGTTAACGATGGCACGGCGTACACGTTAACTTGGACTGACACCACTTGGGGCCCGAGCGGGGTTATATGGGTTGGAGGTACTGCGCCTACTCTCGCAACCACGGGTTTCACAGTTATTGAGTTTTGGAAAGTCAGCACTCAGGTTTATGGTGCGCTTGTTGGGAGCGTAGCGTAATGTTGCACCACATGAATAGGGCTGCCGCCGGTAAAATAAAACTTGTTTTTGTTGGTGGTGCGGGGCTAAATGTCGCCGCAAGCAGTACGCCAACATTTTCATTAACCGGTTTAACTGGTGGCATAGCATCTTCACCATCAGCAGGAGATATTGTAATTGCGTGTGTTGGAATAAATAATTCAACAGATAGAAATATTCAATGCACAACATCTGGATATACGGAAATTTTTGATTTATTTAATAACCCCGCTCAATTTGCTGCTTATTACAAAATTTTAACTTCCGCAGAAACGTCAATATCTTTTTCTACTGGCGTTGTTGTTGTTCCAAGATGTTGTATTCATGTTTGGAGGTATCCAAACGCTACGCAATTAGACGTTGCTGCTGTAACAAATAGCACTACTTTGAGTGCGCCAAATGCTCCATCAATTACTACTGTTACAAACAATGCTGTAGTAATTGCTATGGGTAGACATGAGGCAGGAAGCGGGGGTTCCGCTTTAACAGTTCCAACTGGAATGGGAAACTTTTTTGAAAATAGTTCGACAGTTTCTGGAACTTGTATTGCTTCAATACTTGTTAGTTTTGCTGGAAGTTATGACCCGCCAGCTTTTGGAGGAGGGGGTGGTACTTCTACTGTAAATTTGGGCGCATCAATAGCAATAAGGCCACTATAAGGATTGACTATGTACATTAAACTTGTCAACGGGACTGTTGATAAATACCCATACTCGTTTGGCCAACTTCAAGCCGACAACCAGCAGACCTCCTTCCCTGCCGAGATGACTAGCAACTTGCTTGCTGAGTGGGGGCTGGTTTCTGTTGCGCCTACTCCCCGACCAAAAGAAGACCACACCAAGACTATTACGGAAGGCCAGCCGCAACTGGTTGACGGGCAGTGGGTGCAAGTTTGGGTGGTTGAAGACGCCCCCGCCGAGGTGATTGCTGCTCGCACGGCCGAGCGGGCTGCCGAGGTGCGGCAGACTCGCAACGCATTGCTATCTTCGTGTGATTGGACGCAATTGAATGACACGCAGGTTGATCGAAACGCATGGGCAATCTATCGACAGGCTTTGCGTGACATTCCCAAGCAAACAGGCTTTCCTTGGAATATTGATTGGCCGATTGCGCCAAAATAAAAACAGAGGATTTAACTGAAATGGATTCTCAGAGCCTGATCAACATTCTTATTGGTGCTTGTGGTTTCTTCGGCGGCTGGATGATTAACAGCCTCTCCAAGTCCATCATAAGAGTGGAAGACAAGCTCTCTGAGCTGCCCCTGATTTACGTCACCAAAGACGACTACCGCGACGACATTGCGGACATCAAAGGGATGTTGGCCAAGATTTTTGACAGGTTAGATGGAAAGGCGGACAAATAATGGATCCAATAACTATCCTCGCGGCCCTTGGGCCTTTGGCAGTTGATTTGGGCAAGTCTCTTATTAACCGTTTTGTTGCGCCCGACCAGTTCAAACCTGCAACCATTGAGCAGTATGCCAAGATGAAGGAAATTGACCTTGAGATGTTCAAGGCAATGAATGACGCTGGCGGCGCTAACCCATCCTATCCGTGGGTTGAGGCAGTTGTCCGTTTGATGCGTCCGTCTGTAGCAATTCTTGTTCTTGGGACTTGGGCATACATGACCATGTCTAATGTCTCAAATCCTGCGGTTGACAACTTCGCTGCCGCTATCGGGTTCTACCTGTTTGGCGACCGCACACTGTTCTACTCAAGGAAAAAATGAACCTATCCCCGCACTTCACGCTAGAAGAGATGACGCAATCTGAGTATGCGGCTCGTCGAGGATGGCCCAACGATCCAGAAGAGAAGGAAATTGCCAATCTGAAGAGGTTGGCAATGTTGTTAGAGCAGGTGAGATCTGAAGTTAACAAGCCGATTGTTGTTACCTCTGGATACCGCTCTCCGAATGTCAATTCTGCAATCGGTGGATCAAAGAACAGTCAGCACATGCTTGGTTGTGCCGCAGACATCAGAGCTGTTGGGCTGTCGCCGGATGACTTGATGTTGTCGATTGTTGGCAGTGACATCCAATACGACCAAATCATCAAAGAGTTTGACTCATGGGTGCATATCAGCATTCCAAACAGTCAGACGATAGCGCCGAGAAGGCAGGCATTGGTTATCGACCGATCAGGAACACGACCTTATAGGTGAGCCATGAGCACAGCAAAGAAGACTGACCCGGGCAAGTGGAAGCGCATCGTCGCCTCAGTGAAGGCGTCTGGCAAGGGCGGCTCCCCGGGGCAGTGGAGTGCTCGTAAGGCCCAACTAGCCACCCAGAAGTACAAATCGTCTGGTGGCGGCTATAAGGGCCCCAAGAAGGCAGATAACAGTCTTTCTCAGTGGTCCAAACAGGACTGGGGTACCAAGTCTGGCAAACCGTCGACGCAGGGCTCTGAAGCCACTGGCGAGCGGTATCTGCCAAAGAAGGCGATTGAGTCACTATCGCCCTCGGAATATGCTTCTACCACTCGCGCAAAGCGCGAAGGCAAGGCACAGGGCAGACAGTTTGTGTCCCAACCTGAGAAAATAGCCAAGAAGACTGCCAAATATAGGAGCTGGTGATGACCGTAGCCGCAGTTATGACGTATGACAGCTTGGTCGACGACATCTCCACCTATTTGGAGCGTACCGATCAGGCAACGCTGGATAAGATTCCGACCTTCATTATGTTGGCGGAGCAGGTTATTGCCGCCGAGATTAAGTTTTTGGGTAACCGTGTTGTGATGAATAGCAACATGGTGCAGGCGCAGGACGTGATTGATAAGCCCGCTCGTTGGCACAAGACGGTGTCAATGAACGTCACAGTGGCCGGAGAGAAGCGGTCTATTTTCCTGCGACCGTATGAATATCTGCGCACATACTGGCCAGATCCTACCCAGACCGGCGTGCCGGAATACTACGCAGACTATGACTACACGCACTGGCTAGTGGTGCCGACGCCCGCTGATGACTATGCGTTCGAGGTGACGTACTACGAGCGCATCCAGCCGCTGGACTCGTCCAATCAAACCAACTGGTTCACCATCTACGCGCCGCAAGCCCTGCTGTACGGGTCGCTGCTGCAGGCTATGCCGTTCCTGAAGAACGACGAGCGTATGCAGATGTGGCAGGCGCAATACACGAACATCATGAATGTCCTGAAGGCAGAGGACGTTTCTCGTATCGGTGACCGTCAGACTGTTGTGAGGGATTCATGAGCTACAACTCTCCATTTACCGGGAATGTCATCCAGCCGACGGACGTCTCGTATCGAGCGATCACCCTGACGGCTAACACTCAACTGCAATGGCCAATCAACGGCAATGCTACGGATGACTATGCTGCCCGCATCATGCAGGTGACGGCATCGTCTGCCGGCCTTGAGCTTCGTATGCCGCCGGCCAATCAGACGTCGGTGGGTAACGATGCTCTGATCCGCAACGTGGGCGCCAATAGTTTCACGGTGAAGGACTACGCCGGCACCAACACCATCATCACGGTGGCCGCTGGCGAGACGAAGTACATCTACATCACCACGAATGCTAATGAGCAGGGCACTTGGGGCAACATCTCATTTGGCGCTGGATCTTCGAGTGCTGATGCCGCGACTCTCGCCGGGTATGGCTTGTTGGCCAGTGGTTTGACGCTGAATCAATCGAGCCCAGTGACGACGTTCAGCAACAACATCACTGCCAACGCAACCTTCCGGGCTCAAACCTATGTGTGGACTGGCGGTGCTGGCACGGTGACGCTGTCTAGCGCATCTACCTTGGGGAACAATTGGTTCTTCATGTTGCGCAATAGCGGCACGGGCGCTTTGACCGTGGCTGGCAGTGGCGGCGATCTGATCAACGGGTCCGCATCTATCATTCTGCAGCCCACGGACTCGGCGGTGATTGTCTGTAGTGGCACCGCGTTCTATACGGTGGGCCTCGGCAAGTCGACGCAGTTCAACTTCACCCAGTTGACTAAGGCCGTAACGACTGGCACCTACACGTTGACCGCCACAGAGGCGGCAAACGTCATTCAGAAGTACACCGGGACACTGACTGGCAATGTGACCATCATTGTCCCGCCGACTGTGCAAATCTACTACGTCATCAATGACACCGATGGCGGCGTTGGGGCTTATACCGTAACGGTGTCGACTGGGCTTGGCGGTGTTGCGACTATTCCCGCTGCAAATCAAGTGACCTTGATTTGCGACTCGGTCAATTTGGTGAATGCCAACACCATCACCGCTGGGTCTACATCCGTCAGTCTATCTGATGGGAGCGTTGGATCACCATCATTGAGTTTTGCTAGTGAGTCATCTACCGGGGTGTATCGCGCTGCTGCTGGCGAGTTTGACATAACGGTTCTGGGCACCAAAAGAATGGCCGTCACCGCATCTGGAGTCTCGATTACGGGCACCGGCACGTTCTCTGGTGGCGTCTCTGGTGGTGTGTTCCCATGACAGCAAAAGTCTTTGCCCTAGATACCAAAGCCGGCATCCAGCGGGATGGCACAATCTTTGACAAAGAGTTCTACAGCGACGGTCAGTGGGTCAGGTTCCAGCGTGGGCGCCCGCGGAAGATGGGCGGCTATTCGGCAATCACAAGCAATCTAAATGGCCCCTCCAGAGGGATCTGGGTCAATCCCATTGATGCCGTCAATTATGTATTTAGTGGTTACTCGGATGGTCTGCAGGTGCTGCAGATGGACGACAACGGTGTTGGCGCCGGCTTGCTGGACTTCACCCTGTCCAACTTCACTGCGTCACCGTTGAACCTGTGGCAGATGGATGCTCTGTATAACGTAGGTGGTGGCAACCAGTCTTTGTTGGCGCACCCGGGGCAGAACCTTGCTGCCATCGACAATGAGGCCAATACCCCGGTGCTGATCGGTGACATCACTGGCACCACCATGAGTCAGATTGGCGTCTTCACTGACACCATTACGTCCACCGGTACGGCGACAGTCACGATTGCTGCGGCCAATATTTTGATCGGTGCTGGCCAGACTGTGACCGGCACCGGGATTCCGGCTAACACGACAGTTGTCTCTGTCTCCACCACGACCGTAGTCCTGTCTAACGCAGTGCCGGCATCGACGGTGGTGGCGACATTCAGCAACAACGTCTCTGTATCCGGCGGGGTCGTTTCTCTGCATCCGTATGTGTTCGTCTACGGGAATGATGGTCTCATCCGCAACTGTTCTGCCGGTAACCCTCAAGACTGGGTGTCAGCAGACGCCAATGAGGTCAATGTAGCCTCCGGCAAGATCGTCCAAGGGCTCCCTGTCAGAGGTGGCTCTAACGCGCCTTCTGGGCTCTTCTGGAGCCTCGATAGCCTGATCCGCGTGAGCTATGTGGGTGGGACTGGAAGCCCGCCTCAGTTCTGGCGCTACGACATCATCACCAGTCAGTCTTCGATTTTGTCGTCGCAGTGCGCGATTGAGTATGACGGCATCTACTACTGGATCGGCGTCGACCGTTTCCTGCTGTACAACGGTACGGTCAAAGAGATTCCGAATCCGATGAATCAGAACTACTTCTTTGACAACCTTAACTACACCCAGCGTCAGAAGGTTTGGGCGACCAAGGTTCCCCGGTACGGTGAGATCTGGTGGTTCTATCCTCGAGGGGATGCCACTGAATGTACAGACGCCATCATCTACAACGTGCGCGAACAGACTTGGTATGACGCAGGCTCCGCACCCGGGGCTCGTCGGTCTGCCGGGTTCTTCTCGCAGGTGTTTAGTCGACCGATTGCAGCCGACTGGGACGTTACGACACAACAGACTGTGACGTCCGGGGCTTATGTGTTAACCAACGGGCAGCCGCATATCTACTCAGACACTGCGGATCCATTGGTCACGCTTGGGTTGCTTGCCAGTGGTACTGGTATTGCATCTGGGTCTACTGTAATTGGCGTGACGTCTAGTGCCATCCAGACACTTGGGGCAATTACTGGTGGGTCTGGATATGTGAATGCGACGTACAACAACGTCACGCTGACCGGCGGGTCCGGCGGCGGTGCCAAGGCAAACATAGTGGTCTCTGGTGGCGCCGTTACCTCGGTCACGATTGTGGCCCGCGGATATGGGTATCAAGTGGGTGATGCACTAAGTGCCACCGCGGCCAGTCTCGGTGGATCTGGCGCCGGCTTCTCAATCCCGGTAACTGACATCTATACGCAGGGTATTCAGTTGTCGGCTAACGCGACGTCGTCTAGCACTCAGACAGTGACGTTCTCGACGGAGCCCGGGCTAGTAAGCCTGTATCAACATGAGATTGGCACAGATGCCGTGAATGGCCAGCAGGTCGACGCCATCCTGAGTTACTTCGAGACTAATGATCTTGGCTGGGTATCTGGTGGCCCAGCGCAACCGTCACCCATGGGCGAGAATAAGTGGCTGCGTCTTGAACGTGTAGAGCCAGACTTCCTGCAAGACGGTGACATTGAGTTGTATATCACCGGTCGACCGTATGCGCAGTCGCAGGACGATACAACGGGTCCATACACGTTTACCCCGACGACGAATAAAATTGACATGAAGGAACAGCGGCGCGAACTGCGATTGAAGTTTGTGTCAAACGTGGCTGGTGGAAATTACCAGTTGGGACGCCTTCTGTTGAATGCCGACTTTGGGGATGTCCGTGGTTACTAACGCACTGATCTACGATCCGCGGTACCACACCTTTGAGTCGTGGGGCGCCCTGATGGTCGAGCAGTACGCAGCCCAGCAGCTATCCATTCCTACGGCAGATACAGACTGGACCCAGTGGGCTCGAGGCTTGCTGGCGATTGACATCTTCACTAACGAAGCTGCTCCGGCCCCAGAGGGATTCACCAACTGGTTTGATTGGGCGGCAGCCCTGCTTGGCACATTCAATTCGGACTAAACATGGCAGAGCAGACCTCCCCGATTATCACACTGGCTCAAGCCCGCACTACGGCCAATAAGCCCAAGGCGTCTGCTCAAGACTTGGCAAATGCTCTTGGCAAGCCGGTCAATGACAAAGGAACGATTAGATACCCGAAGGGCTATTCGGCCAGCCAGCGAGATGTCGTCTATGACTACTTGCAAACCCAAGTAGATGCGGAGAAGGCCCGCCTCGCAGACTTGAACCGACAGCGGGATGTTCTGCAAGGCCAGATGAAGAAGAACATTGGCTTTTATGGCGGAATTAGTGGGTACTCCGGCACAAAAGCTCAGATGTCCCAACTTCAAAATCTGAGCGACCAAATTGACGCTATTGGCGGAAGAACTGCCATTTCTTATGGCAATGGTGCCGCCACGGGCGTGTTGGGGCCCGCATACACCGGAAGTCTCGGAACTCTGCTTCGCCAACAAGATGAAGCAAACAGAGGCATTGCAAAAGCCGAAAAGATTGATCTTTCGACTCTTGGCCAAGCGCAAAAGTCTGAGTTGCGTCTTCTTACAACTCAGTTGCAAGAGGATTTTTTAAGCAATGTCGCGGACATTAACCCTCTCAACGCTGCAAGAACCGCTGCCAAAGGCGAACTTGATGCGCTTGTTTCTGAGCAAAGTTCAATAAATTCTATTCCGAAGAACAAAAGAACTCAGGAGCAAAAGGATCGTCTATCTGCACTTTCCGGTGAAATTGGCAAAAAGCAAACAACCGTCGATGATTTGACGGGCCAGATCGAATTCATCACTGGTCAAACAGAATACAAAAACCTAATTCAGCAATCAACGGATCTGCAAAAGCAGATTGACCCGATTGTTGAGCAAATCAATGCGCTGCCCAAAAAGGGTTCCCCGGGGTACACGCCAGAAGTTAAAGCAAAACTCGCTGAACTCAACAATCAACTAAAGCCTCTGCAGGATCAGAGCAAAGGTCTTGTAGGCTCAATCTCTGGCCTAAGAAGTGAATTGTTGGCGAACCAGAACAAGACAATCAGTCTTGTTGTTACTGGTGAAAAAAACGCAAACAAGGCTGAATACAACACCGAAAAGGCGCGACTTGCTGCTGGCGGCTATCAGGATCTTCGCCTGTCTAACAGTCGTCCTTTGACGCCGGAAGAACTGGCGCAACTCCCGTATTCAGAAGAGATGGGGTTCACTGCCGAAGATTGGCAGTCAATGATTGATGACGGGTATACCCCGCCTTCGGCTCCATCGGGGCAAATTTACTCTGATGTCACATCCATCACCAAAGATAGCCCGTATTACGAGGCTGCACAGAAGGTCAATGCAGACGTAAAGCAGGCTCTAGACTTTGCTGAAAAGTATGGCCTGACGCAGCGATACAAGTCTGGCGATACGACTATTGGCTTTAGCCTGAATTCGCTGTCCAAACTTAGCGATGCCATCAATGATGACACGCTGTCTGGCTGGGAACGGCAGATGGCGGGCAAGGTCGCCTCGACCATGTACCGGAAGGTGGGTGGGTTCTTCGACCGCAAGGACCTGACCGCAGAAGAGATTGGCTTCAAGTTGAAGCCAGTGCTTGGCAGCGACAAGATGTTCTCTGCCACCACGAAAGCAGAAGAGACCGGCGGGCACACTGCCTACTTCATCAAAAATGACAACGGCACCTATTCGTTTGCCGGCGCCAATTGGTCTTATACCAAACCAGACGACGGTGGGTTCTTCGGTGGTATTGGCGGCATCATTCTGGGGATAGGCGCTGCCATCTTGGCCCCGGGCATCGGTGGGGCAATCACCGGTCTAGCAACCAGCGGTGCTGGCATGACTGCTGCACAGATTGCCATCAACACGGCAATCAATGCTGCTGTTGGTAGCGCGGTTACTAACACCTTAAAAACCGCTATTACGGGCGGAGAGTTTGACTTTGGCAAGATTTTGAGTGGCGCGGCAACCTCTGGATTAACCGCAGGGGCCGCCTCATACCTTGGCAACACCATATCGTCGCAACTGGGACAACAAGAGTGGTTCAAGAGTCTTCCCCCTGAACTCCGCACGGATATAGCGCGAGGCGCAAGCAGTTTCGCAATCAACCTTGCTGCCACCGGAGATCTGAGTCAATCGTTTATCGAGGGCCTGTCTGCGGGCGCTCAGGGGCAACTTAACCGGTGGGTAGCATCGGCTAAGGATTCGGTTTTTGGAAAAAAATCTGATCTGGTCGAGGCTTGGAGCCCAGTAAAACTGCGCGAAGAAGGCTTTGGAACCGGTTCATTTAATGGTCTTTCGGTCCCTAAAAATTTAAGTGACACCGCCAAATCTGCATTGGAGCGGGCTGCCTCCGAGGCAGCGATCGCTGCCATCAACGGACAAGATCCAAAACAAGCATTTATCAATAACCTTGTGGCTGAAGGTTTTGAGGTTGCCAATGACAGGATTCAAGATTCAAACCTACTAAAGCCCGATTCCATTAAGAGGCAGCTTGGGATTGATCCAGATTCACCCATGGATGCCAAAACAACGGCTGCTGTGGACAATGGAATCAAGGCCGCACAAGACGCCATCAGGAATGGGCAAGACCCAATAAGTGCCTTCGGTGGTGCTCTTGTTAGGTCTGGCCTTAAGTATGTTGGTGGCGAGATCAAGCAGATGACCGGGCTGGACTTTGCCGCTAAAGCCAGCACCTCTACTGCCACCCCGGGTGTCAGTTACTTTGAGACTGGCGTGCCCAATGTCATTGGCAAGACCACGTCATTTGGTGACGTTACAAGCGGTGGCAGGACGACCTACTTCCCGTCGTCAGAAATTCTGGCAGACCCGGATACTGGCATTAAGTATGTGTATGACCAAGGCGAATTTGTTCGTCTTGATGACCCCGGTGTGGTTCGCCAACGCGAAGGTCTGGCCAAGTATGGCTTGGCTGATTTGATGATTCCTGAAGAGTACGGCTCTGCTATGCGAAGGGCCAGAGAGTTAGCAGAGCAGGGCGGGGAATTTGGACCTTCCGTCACTCAGTCATGGGACCCGGACTTGCTGACTGTGGATATTGCGGCAGAAGCCGGCATTGACCCGCGGGCGCTGTTCTCAACTGATGGCAGACCCACTGACATGTATGGGGTTGTCAAAGGCGTTGCCGCCGATGCGTTAGCGAATGGCGCCGATTGGATCTACGGCATGTCAAGCATGGCTGGTCTGGTCGACCAGAACAGTGGTCTGGCGCGGATTGCTAATAGTGCCAAGGCATACTCTGACGAAACCAGACCTTGGGAAATCTCTGCCGACGCGCAGCGATTCTACGATGGGCTGAAAAACGTCAGCGGCGTAGCAGAGACTGCTGAGTATGTTGCTCGATTTGCTGCAGACAATCCGCGCTTTGCGGCGTTCAACATTGCATCCGAGATCCTTCAGGAACTGCCCACCCTTGGCGCTGGCTTGGGCGTAAGGGGCATGGCCGGATTGGTGTCTATGGCTCCCGCAATTGCCGCCAGATTCGGCGTGACAACTGGTGTTGTCATGGAGATTGCAGAGTCAGCCGGTGCTACATACAACAGTGAATACTCCAAGGCCATGTCGGAATTGGCCCCGCGTGTTGCGCGTGGTGAGCTTACTGAAGCTCAGGCCCAGTCGATGGCCAATGACCGTGCGTTCCGCGGTGGTGCTGCAGCGGGTGGGGTGACCGGCTCTTTGGCTGCTCTCCCGGGCGGCACGGCTCTTATCAAGGCTGTGGTGAAGCCGGCAACGGAGGTGGCTACTAGCAGCAATGCTATTAAGCAAACTCTGGCTCAGGAGCTTGTTGCCAGAGGTTATGCCACCGGTCGTGTAGGTGCTCTCAATGCAACTAACGAGGCTTTGGAAGAGAGTGGTATCTCTGCTCTAGTCCAAGCCATCAACTCTAATGCCCCGATCAACTGGAGTGATGTGGCCAACAACGCCACTTGGGGCGCCATCATTGGTGGTGGCACTGGCTCAACAATTGCTGGCGGAGTGGAAGCCTATGGCGGCGCACGCAATCTGCTGACTAACACTGATGTTCGAGGCGTTGATGTAGACAGTGCTGCGCAGTCTCTTCGCAGTGCGGTTAACTCTGGAACTAGCGTGCAGAACGCTACGCAACGGTTTGCGCAGCAATTGGTAGAGACATACAACTACCTTCCCAGCACCGCAAATCAAATTGCCACTGAGTTTGCCAGAGAAGAAATTGGCAAAACTGTGACCCAAGCTATTGGTGACACGCCAATTGCCCCAGAAGTCCGGAACAGTCTTGTAACGACTGCAATGTCAGGATCTGCTCGGCCTGATACGTTTAGGCTGTCCCTGTCATCCATCTTGCGTAATGCCGGCATAGATCAACAAAATGCCGATGCTATTGCTGCGCGGATTGTGGCCCCGACCAGTAGTCCTGTTACTGGCACTCCCCCGCCTACAGACATTACCCCTCCTCCGGTAGATGTAACTCCTCCCCCGACGGATATCACTCCGCCACCAGTGGATGTAACACCTCCGCCCACGGATATCACACCGCCCCCCGTAGACGTGACCCCACCCCCGGTGGATATCACGCCACCACCTGTGGATGTAACTCCGCCGCCCACAGATATCACGCCTCCTCCGGTCGACGTTACTCCTCCGCCAACTGACATCACTCCACCCCCGGTAGACGTAACACCGTCGCCTACTGACATTACGCCTTCGCCAGTAGATGTGACGCCATCACCGACGGACATCACGCCATCCCCAGTCGACGTCACCCCGACGCCGACAAACATTACGCCGTCCCCAATAAACGTAACGCCGCCTCCAACAAACATCACTCCGCCTCCAATAATTACGCCTCCGCCTCCCGCTGGCGAGACAATCATTGGCGGTGGTGGTGTTGATACAACCACGGGCACCGCAACCCCGCCGCCACCAACAGCCCCGACGCCGACTCCAACGCCGACGCCGGCCCCTACCCCGGCTCCTGCCCCGTCCGCTGGAATGGCTGCGGCTGCGTTGGCGGCTCTGCCGATAATCCCGGATCCTGAATTCACCACTAGACCGATTACTACTTCCGGTGGCGGGAAGTTTGTCAGTGCTCTTGCGCCATTCTTGCAAGAGGTGGAATCTAATCAAGCCGCCGCACAAGCGGCTCAACAGCCCGGTGGATTACCGCAAACCAGAACCCAAGGTGCTCCCGTGTCCAATTACTTTAATTACGGTCAATCTGGCAGCATTGAAGATGCGCTAGGTATGGGCGGTGGCGAATCCTTTGATTTGGGATTTGCTGAACCTCCAGCGATGTTTGCGCCCATGCAATTCCGCTCTGGCGGCATCGTGCCTGCCTACGCTCAGGGTGGCACTAGGCATGGTCATAATGCACACGGGGCCCTGAACATTGTCCACGCAGCCGGCAAGCCTCGGATCGACTACCGTCGCGGTGATGCAGTCACAGGCATGGGTGATGGTCAATCTGATGACATCCCGGCCATGCTGGCAGACGGTGAGTTTGTAATCCCTGCCGATGTAGTGTCTGCTCTCGGAAATGGCTCAACCAAGGCGGGTTCCGATAAACTGTACGAAATGATGCACGCTATTAGAGATCGTGCTAGATCAACCGGGGTAAAAGACTTGCCCCCGCCAGCCAAATCGCCGCTCAGTTATTTGAGCAAAAAGGGTAGGAGGTAAGTATGGCAAGTTTCTTTCAAGGGTCGCCACTGCCTAGCGTCACTACGACGCAGACCAAAGCAGAAACAACGCCGGGTTACTACACCGATTATCTAACGGACTTATCAACTGCTGGGCAAACCGCCCTTGGTCGGACTGCTGCAGAGGGTATTGCTGGCTACGATCCGTTACAGACCACTGGCTATGGTCAGGTGGAGACTGCTGCTGGCGCATACAAGCCGGGATTAAAAACCGCGGGAGAAACGGCTGCCAAAGCTGCCGGTGGCATTGATACATCACGCATTGCTGCGCTGATGGACCCGTATCAAACTAGCGTCGTCGACGAGATGGCGCGTCTGCAACAGCAGAACATTCAGCGCAACCTTCTGCCGACCATGAAGGGCGCATTCGTGGGATCCGGTGGTCTGGGTAGCCAACGCTACGCCGGTGCCCTTGGGCAGTCTCTGGCAGACGCTCAGGCTAACCTTACAGGCCAACAATATGGTGCTCTGTCTTCTGGCTATCAGAACGCTCTGAAGGCCGCTCTAGATGAGGCCCAACTGCAGAACCTTACGGCTAAGACTCAAGCGGATATTGCTGCCCAAGAACAGACCCTCGGATTGAAAGGTGCTGGGGCTTTGACGCAAGCCGGCGCTGAACGTCAGAAGTATGAACAAGCCAAGCTCGATTACCCGCTGGCAACCGCATCCAATGTAAGCCAGTTGCTGAGGAACTTCACCATCCCGACGACCACTCAACAGACTACTGTTGCCCCGGGGCAGCAAGGTCAATTTGGATTATCTGGCTTCCAAAATGTTGGCGGCATTCTGTCTCTTATTGGTGGCGCCGCTGGTCCCGAGGGCGTAAGGCGTGGTGCGTCGGAGGTATATAACGCAATCAAGGATCTGTTTGGACCTGACGAAATTTCGGAGGCAGAATTCACGGCCCTGTGGAATCCCACGCGGACTGGTGACTTCTTGGAAGAAGATGTGCCGTTCAATGCGCCTTAAAGAGGCAACCCATGGCTGATAAACCCGCACTGTCATATCTTCCAGAGACTAGCCAAGAGGCGATTGATGCCAATCAAGCCTATCGAGATGCTCTCTCAAGGCTTACTCAGTCTTTGGATCAACGCAAGAGTCGGTTTATGGACCCGCGTTGGGCGGCGGCTGCCCAAGCATTCCTGACCCCTACAAAGACTGGTAGTGCGTTTGAGGCATTGGGCAACGTAGCTGGTGCTGTTGGCCAAGCCCAAGAGGGCCTGCTAAAAGAAGAGCAGGACATTGCCAAGGCTCAGTTTGATGTTGCCTCTCAGGGTCTTGGGCTCGAACGTCAGCGTCAGATGGACCGGCTGTACGCAGAGGCTATGGGTGGTAAGCCTTCCGCTCCTGCGGCGCCTTCTAGCCCTGCTGCTCCTGCTGGTGCTCTTCCTGCTGGCCCGGGCGCTCCCGGTGGTGCATTGCCTGCTAGTCCGTCTGGCGGACCTATGGAGCCCACCCGGGTTCAAGGTGCAGAGCCCTTCGGTATTCGCATCGCTCCCCCGTCGACCGGACAAATCTCCCGTGAGCAATTCCTTGCCGGCGAACGCCTCAAGGGCACGTCACTGCCGGAGGCTATGGCCAAGTGGGAAGAAATTGAGCGCAAGCGCACAGATACCAAAGAGGTTGGGATGTTCCGGGATGGAATGTTCTATCCGACCCCGAAGGGTGACACGGTCAAGCGCGAGATTCCGACGCCGGGTGGTTACGGCACCTACGAGGTGGATACGGTCACGGCAGCCATGCTCGACGCTGCAAAGCGTAGCGGAGATACGGAAGGCTACCTTGCCATCGTTAAGCGCATTTTGACGCGCCCGGGCGTTGAGGCCGGGGCACCGCAAGGCACTCCGCCCTCAGTAGAAGAGCGAGAGCGTGCCGCCGAAGAAGGTAAGGCGTATGCCCAACAACGCGGCAAGACTGCAGCCGAAAAAGAGGCAGATCTTACTCAGCGTGCTGATGCTGCCGGTCGTATCTATGGCGCCTCTACCCGCGTCTCTGACAGCCTCCGCCAAAGCGGTAAATACTTTGGCATCTTTGAGCGCCCCGGTGTTGTTGCGGCCATCGGCAGTCTGGTGTCGAAGGGCCTTCAGACTCCGGGCGGCACATTGAATCTGGGGGGCTTCGAGGACTCTATCCGCAAGTCGATGCCGGGTATCAAGCAGGCTGACCTTGATAACATCACTCGTGCCGCGGCAGATCTGGCTGAAATTGAACTGGCGTATACCCAATTGTATTTGCAGAGGCAGGGCGCCATTACTGAGGGTGAGCGTGAGATTGTTCGTCGACTCGGTGGCAACATCAGTAACAGCCGCGGAGTCCTTCAGTCCCGCATGGATATCCTGCAGGCCCGCTCACAGTACGACCTTGATAAGTCGGACCTGTTCAACAAGTGGCGAGAGGCCAACCCGGGCAAGACCATTTTGGAATTCGAGCGCACTCAGCCTGCCAAGGATCTCAAGGATGCATTTGAGAAGGCGACCGCTAAGATTGCCGGCGGCCTGCCCGCACTGCCGTCTTCGAGGAAGGCTCCGACAGGGACCGCGGCCAAGGATGGCAGAACTCCTGCGCAGCGCATTGACGACATCATCGGAGGCAAGTGATGGCTGACCCTTTGTCGTTTGGCAGCAGCTTAGATCCGCAGCAGCAGGCCATTGCCAAGAAGATCATCGAGCGTGCAATCGAGATGGGTGTCGACCCCCGTCTGGCCGTCTCTGTTGCCTACCAAGAGAGCCGTCTGCGTGCTGATACGGGCAATAGCCCCAAGGGCGCGATTGGCATCATGCAGGTAATGCCGAAGACCGGAAAAGAGTACGGGTTCTCCAAAGAGGACCTGATGGACCCCGATCGCAACATTGAAGCTGGCCTGACTGTCCTAAAGTCTTACCTGAACAAGTTTGATGGCAATCCTAAACTTGGTGCGGTGGCGTATAACGCCGGCCCTAATCATGCGTTCTTCACTGGCGGTGACTTGCCGGATGAGACTAAGAACTACGTTCGCAGCCTGAATGACTTCGGCGCCTTTGCCGAGGCCCCCATGGAGCCCGTCGGTGAGCCAACGATAACGGAAGCCGACATTGATGGGCAGGCTCAATCGGGAGGCGATCAGACCGCAGAGAGTATCGACCAAGACATGGCAGATCAGGAAGCCCGTCAGGCGGAACTGTATGGCGCTGGCGTTGGTGCAGCACTAGCTGCTGGTCGTGGCGTGCGTGACGTAGGCGGGTCCGCAATTGAGGGGCTCGGTGAGAGGGCTGCCATGGGTGCGCAGCGTGTTCTCCAGCCTGCCCCCATCACAGGCGGTATGCAGCCCCCTGCAGCCCCTATGGGAGCGCCTGAGCCCCCTGCTATTGGCCCTGCTGCCGGTGGTCGCGGTACGTTCAACTATGGCAAAGCATTCGGTCTGGGTGACATCGAGGCCGGTAGAGCTACTGCCATGGGCGGTGGTCCCGGTAGTGCCGTCGACATGATTCGCCAGCGCACGGAGGCTCTGGATCGCCTGAAGGGTATGGCGCCTGCTGTTGGTATGGCAGAAGATCCGACCCGCGGCGGCCTCATGGTTCCCCAACAGACGCCGTATACGGGCCCCAGAGGCCCGGGCGGCGAGATCGGTGGGGCCAAGCCTCCGCCGGTATCTCCGATCGCCCCGAAGCCTGCTGGTGCTCTGGAAGAAGTTACTAACTTGCTGCGCCGGTTTGCTACCACCCCGCTATTCCGCTATGCAACGCCGATTGCTGGTGGTGCCCTTGCTGGTGGTGAGTTTACCCGGGCTGCGCAAGAGATGCGGAAGGACAATCCTGACTATGCGTCGGCTGGCCTGAGTGGTCTTAGTGGGCTAGGTGGCGTAATGTCACTGTTCCCTGCTACTGCCCCGGTCGGCATCCCGCTATCACTGGGTGCTGGTGCCCTACAGTTTGGCCGTGAGCGTGCCCGGGAGAATGAGGCGCTTGGGTTCCGGCCTGATGTGATTCCGTCGAACCCCATGGGTGACTTCGGGTTCTGACATATCACCGTCATTGAAGCGGATATATGATGGCGCCGCTTTCCTCCTTAAGAGTGTTTCAGGCCCCCGCAGGGGCCTGTTTTTTTATGGGCGCCTATCAGCGAGGGCCGTGGCTACTTCCCGGTTTAGGCTGTTGACGATACCCACGCAGCGGAGATGTTCCTCCTTACGAATCATGGGCGCCAGCACCGCGGCAAGTTTCTGCCCAAACTCGAAGATGTCGACGTCACTGGCGTAGCACCCATCCGGGTTGTTGTTCTCGCAGTAGAAGAAGACTTGTTGAATCAGTTCATCGGCGATCATTTGATCCTCACTGGTGATTGTTCTTCAGTTGCCAGAACTCAAGCAGGGCGCAGAACATTACCCACCCCTTCTGTAGTTCTTCGTCGGTCCATTCGTGGATGTGGGCGACACCGGGATAGTTGCGCGACACAAAGACGTTAGCGCAGCGTGCCAGAGGCATACCCAGCCCTACGCGGTAGGCAGCCAACTGCATCAGGTGATCGTCATAGGGTTTGACTTCTTCTGCTGTCTCGAACTCTTTGGTCTTGATGTCAATGACGATGTCATCTGAATACATATCCACCTTGCCGCCGAATCCAAGGTCATGCGAGAACGATCGTTCACAGACCCACTCATGCTCTCCAAAGTGCTCAAAAATCGCAGGGTTACAAGCAACGACACTTTGTGTATGCGTTGAGGTGGTGCCCTTCTCGTAGAAGGTTTGAATAGATTCGTGAATAGATGTGCCGGCATCTGCAGCCGCCCTGCCCTGCTCCTTTGAGTCTTTGATGATGCGGTCGATGTACTCCTCTTCCGTCTCATCATTGACCTTCGGCAGGGTGAGTGCTGCCATCAGGACCTGACGCTGCATCCACTGCGTGAGAGCCGGTTTGGCGGCCACATTGAGGATGGTGGTCACTGAGGGTACAAGACTCATCTTGCGTGCGTCACGGAGCGTTGTAGGGCGCTCCTTGCCGTTTGCCCCGATAACGGTGTACATGGGCTCACCGTCTTTTGTGTACCAGTGTGTAGATTCCGCCGGTCGTGCAGATGCCGTAACCATCATTTCCCCTTTTGCTTGTCAGCTTCTTTGCGCTTCTCGATTGCCTTTTTCAAGGCTTCTTCAAAGGTTCCGCTCATTGCTGTCTCTCCATCTGCAATGGTTGCATTTTTGGTCTATGCCGCGATTGTCGTATTGGCAGTCCGGCTGGAAACTCACCGGCACGGTGATCATGCGCCGCGTTCCGTTTGAGTTCCAACCATCCTGCACTTCCATTGATGCCCGAAAGTGCGCACGGTTGTGGCACCCGTAGACATTCATTACTCGCCTGCCTCTTTCTTCAAGCGTTGGATTGCCTCTATCAGCAGGTCGGTTTCGGAAAAGTCCATCCGCACAGCATTTTCTTCCTCGTCAATCGCGTTTCTGACGACAAAAAACTGACCGTCACCGTCGTCGGTGAGAGTGACAATAATGGTGTTTTCTCCAAACACGGGCGACTCTCCGGCCTGCACGATGGCAATTTGAGTGACCACAAGGCGGGCGCTCATTGCTCTCCCTCCAGCCGCGCCAGCAAGATGATTTCAATCTCGCAAATCGTGTTTGCTGCCTCTTCCAACGTCCATCCACCATCTTTGCTACATAGTGCAAGCGCCTGCCGCAGAAGGGCGGTGTCATTAGCGGCGACCAGTTTGGCAAAGCGGGCAAGTTCTTCTAGCGTTGCAGTCCACGGGCCAGCCACCCCATCATGAAAATACAAGCCTGCTTCGTGCGCCATACGGACAATTTCATCGCGGGTCATCGCATCTTTACCTTCTCGGTTTGCCACCTGCGGGGCCAGAGAATGGTTTCCTTCTTGATCGCCCTCAGTGCAATCAACTCACTCTCTTTCCGCTCTACTCCGCCGGGTGATACATAGACCCCGGTCTCGGTGTAGTGCGGCAGCCAAGGCTGAGACTTGAGCCAGTACATCCAAGCCCTGTCAGTGTCTGCCATGCGGTTGGCTGCAATGTCTTTGGAATTATCTGCCATGTCTATTCGCTCCTGTTTCGTGTAGTTCGCGTGAAGTTCTCTGTTTTGATGTGGACGACCGGTTCAAAGTCTTGCGAGTCATTCCGATCGAATCGGCCACCCATCTTTACTTCAACTTCTGCGGTGCCCGTCTTGTGCCAGTACAGCCCATCGGTCCATTTGACGACAATCAAGAAAGGAACATTGGCCGACCGGCTCAACTCATTTCCCGTAACCCATTTGGCCAGCGAGATCATGAATGTGCCGTACTTGCCGATAGGGTTATTGCGGGCTTTCAACTCCGCGAATGCGGTCACCCGGTCACCTTTTGTGAGCGCCCAGTCAACGTGATACCGGATTGGCATCTTGTGGAACTGGCAGCCCCAGAGACTTCCAAGTGTGGCCGCGACACGCTCCTCATTCGATAGATCGTGCTGCGACTCATACATTGGCCTAGCCATGGTCACCGCCCCATGAAGACTTCGTAGAAATGCTCTGCGTTCTTGTAGATTGCCGAGACATTTCTCCAATAGTCTTTTTCATGCACAAGATCTTCAAGGCGCTCCGAGAGTTGAATTCCCTCGCAATCGACGCCCTGACTGTCAAACTTCCCGTGCTCGTCCGACCAAAACATGCCACCCCTTTTGACACTCTTGTACTCACAAATAAAAGGGTCGCATATCTCATCAATTGCCACGCCAAGATCTGTGAGGCGTTCAACCACGAACATCCCCACCAATTCATCTCGGCCTATGAGCTTGACAATGTAAGCACTCATGGTCAGAAGGGCACGTCGTCTTCAAGATCAAACTTCGACGCATCACTCCCAGAGTGAGTAACCGTGCGCGACTGCCACTCAGGCGAAGATGAAATCTTGTTCTGCAGGCTATCCGAGAAGGTGTCAAACATCTCCATATCCGGTTCATCAATGGAGAACAACTGCGGCTTGTTGTGGGGCTCCGGCAGACCTGCCTTCTTGATGTTCGACGGCACCGGGTTGATGTTGGCAATGTTGGTGTACTCCTTGCCATTGCTACCAACGCTCTTGGTCACCGAGATCATTGCCCACTGGTCGAGGACCTTGGCAAGCTCAAACCCGCGAAGCTCGTCTGCGGTGAAGTCTCGGCCACGCCATGTGGTCAGATCCTTGCGCAGCGTCGACATCTCCGACAGCGATACCGTGTAGTTCTTCGAGATGGTCATGGGCTCACCACGCGGCGTCATCAGCGGATTGCCGGCCTCGTCTTCAGAGTGAACCTCAAATTGCAGCATGACCTTCGACAAGTGCTTCACAGTGCCCATGTATTCGGACTTCTGTGTGCCAAGGTCAACAATCCGGTAGCACCGTGCCAGATGCATACCCGGGGGGACCGGGGTGAAGCTGCTGCTCTCTCCTGCTCTCGCGATAAGACTCACTGTTCTCTCCTGTTTCCAAGTCCGCATGCATAACGCACCAGCGTTACGTCTTCGGTTGTCGCCTTGTTGCACTCAATGCGCTTCAGGGCCTCTTCCAGCATCTCCTGCAGTTCAAACTCTGCCTGATGCCAAGCCTCGTACTGATCGTCTCTGTCCATGATTCGCTATCTCCCAATGGGGAACCCAAGATTACATCGTCTTCTGTCTGGTTACAATGGGGTTGTAAGAACTTTTTTTGTCATGTATGGTGTCGTTACACAAACAGGGAGGGTAGACCATGACTTTGAAGCAGTATTTCTTTGACAAACCGCGTGGCGCAAAGGCCGCCATGGCTGAGGCACTCGGCGTCTCTAGAACGTGGATGGCGCTAGTCATCGCCGGCAGCCGCAGGCCCAGTGTGGCCATGTCTATGGCCATCGACCGCTACACCAACGGCGAAGTGTCCCGCAAGGAACTGCGCCCTGACGTCTTCGGAGACTTCGCATGAACTGGTACAAGTTCCCGGTAAAGGACTATCTGGTCTCGACCAACCATCTGGCGGATGCAGAGGATCTGGCGTATCGCCGTCTCATCGACTTGTACTACTTGATTGAGGGCCCGCTGCTTGGGCCCGCATCCGTGGTGGCACAGAAGATCAAACTGGACGTCGACTGCGTCGAGCCCGTGCTGAAGGAGTTCTTCCGCGAGTACGACGGTCGGTTCGTGCATGACGAGATTGAAGTGTCTCTGGCCCGTCGTCGTCGCCAGTTGGCCGCCTGTAGTGCCGCAGGAAAGATCGGTGGCAAGCGCCCCCGCCCGCCCAAGGTTGTCGAGTTGACAGAAACTGTCGGTCGTCTTACAGTCGTCTAACACCAACACCAAGGCGTCGGAATGCACTATTACAACTTCAACATCGGTGACTACGCATCACACACCCGTCACCTGACATTGATGGAGGATCTGGCGTACAGGAGATTGCTGGACCTGTACTACCTGCACGAACGCCCGTTGAACGTCGATGCAACGCTCGTTGCCAAGCAAATAGGCATGAGAGATGAGGCCGCAACTGTTCGCGATGTGCTGAATGAGTTCTTTGAGCGGACAGATGAGGGTTACCTGAACCCGCGAGCAGACCGCGAAATCGCCCATTTTCACGCGAAAATCGAGCAGGCGTCACGCGCCGGTAGGGCATCCGCTGAACGTAGGCTCAACGGACGTTCAACCGACCGTTCAACGGACGTTCAACCAAACAATAAACAAGAAACAAGAAACAATAAAACCCCCCCTACCCCCCAAGGGGGAAGGTTCGATGAGTTCTGGTCGGCATGGCCGGTCAGTGCCCGGAAGGTAGCCAAGGCTGCCTGCCAGACGAAGTGGGCGAAGCAGAAGCTGGACGATGTCGCCGATCGCATCCTTGCCCACGTTCGCGTGATGAAGCAGACCGATTCGTGGAAGACCGGGTTCGAGCCTGCACCGCTGACGTACCTGAACCAGAAGCGGTGGGAGGATGATCTGCCTGCTGTTCAATCCGCCGGGAAGCCGGAGTGGATGAGGGGGATGCTGTGAGAGGCCACGAGTACCTGATCCATCTTCGTCGCCAAACTGGCCGCAAGCCCAAGTACGTTGTTGTGTGCTGCGGGACCGACCAAGAGCGCGGCTGGAAGTGGTGGCCTGCGCTTGGCCAGCCAGAAGTGGAGATTGAGCCCACCGACGTTATCGGGCATCTGGATCTCCGCTGGGCTCACGGTCTGAATCTGGCAATCATCGGCAGTAGTGAAGACCGGGTTCTTGAGTTCTGGGAAGCCGCCGAGAAGGTGAAGCCCGCGAAGATGTATGCCCTGATGAACTTTGATGACAGCGTAATGGAGAGCAAAGATGGCACTAAATGACTGGGTGGTTGATGACTCCATCGACTTCACGAAATACCTGCACGAGACGGAGACGCACCAGAAGGTCAAAGACGTGTCCGTGTGGGTTGATGAACTCGAGGGCGAGATTGAAAACCCGCCAGTGGTTTCTGAATGCCCCTTGCCGTGGCCAAAAACGCTTGGGCGCTTCTCTATGCGTCCGGGTGAGGTCACCCTATGGGCGGGCCAAAACGGCTCAGGGAAGAGCCTTATAACGGGTCTGGTGGGCCTTTCCTTAGTGGGGCAGGATCACCGCGTTGGCATCCTGTCGTTTGAGATGAAGCCGAAGAGGTCTCTGGTCCGCATGATTCGCCAGTTCAATGGAACGGACGTTGAACGTCTGTCGCCTGAATTCAAGCGCGATGTGTACCGGCGCTTCCGGGAGTTCGCCATTGGCAAGGTTTTCTTCTACGACCAGCAGGGAACCGTGCGTGGCAATCAGGTCATCTCGGTTAGCCGGTACATGGCAAAGGAACTGGGCATCACCCACATCTTCATTGACAGCGTCATGAAGGTGGTCGAGGGCGAGGACGATTACAACGGTCAGAAGGCTTTCGTCGACGAGATGTGCGCTCTGGCCCGGGATCTGAACATCCACATCCATCTGGTTCACCACATCCGCAAGGGACAGTCGGACGAGCAGATGCCGGACAAGGTGTCAATCAAGGGCACGGGCGCGATTGCGGATCAGGTCGACAACATCCTGCTGGTGTATCGCAACAAGAAAAAAGAGCGGACCATCCAGTCTGGTGGCTTTGTCGAGCCCGACACCCCGGATGCTGTCCTGATGTGTGAGAAGCAACGGAACGGTGAGGCGGAAGACTGGCTGCCGCTATGGTTCGACCGTGAGTCGAATCAATACCTCGAGCGTGAAGGTGGGGTGACGATGCTGTTCGGCCCCAGTGACAAGTTTTGAAAGAGGGCGAGGGCGATGACCTGTACCGGCATCAGTGTCTGGTCAGGTGGGTGATACGCAAACGGATCAAAGACAGGCAGGGCGCTTTTGAGTGGCTACAAAAGTGGGATGAGATGCACAAGAACAGCAGACTGCGAAAGGATGTGTATGACCAATGGCAACGAGGAAACCGTGGAGAGCATCCTGACTGGCGAGATGACCCTGCCGTGGCCGCCGAGCGTGAACACCTACTGGAGGACGTTCCGAGGGCGGATGATCATCAGCAAAGCCGGGAGGGATTACCGGACAGCGGTGGCGGAGCAGGTGGTCATGCAGGCAGCCCCGAAGTTCGGGGAGCGGTCGATCCGGGTGGTGATGGAGGCGTATCGCCCGGACAACCGGCGCAGGGATCTGGACAACCTGCTCAAGGCGGCTTTGGATTCGATGTGTAGCGCAGGCGTGTTTGACGACGATAGCCAGATTGTGGACCTGAGAATCTACTGGGCCGACATCAAGGGCGGAATGTTGAAAGTGAAACTGGAGGAAGTGTGAGCGATAGAGAAATAAACCCAAATGATGCGATTGATTACATCATCCGGAACGCAGAGAAGTTTTCTAAGGCAAAAGCAGAGCGGATCTACCTCGAGGAGTATCGCAAGAGTCTCAAGGCAATCCTGATGAAGCGGTCGATGGAGTCTGCGATTGGGGCCCAAGAGCGCGAGGCTTACTCGCACCCTGAATACATTGAGATGCTGCTTGGATTGAAAGAAGCCATTGAGATTGAGGAGAGGTTGAGGTGGGATCTGATCGCAGCGCAGGCAAGGGTGGAAGTGTGGAGAAGCCAAGAGGCGACAAACCGAGCCGAGTCAAAACTAACGATATGAGGACCATCAGTGTTGGGGAGGCTGGGGCCTGCATTACTGAATTCGAGCTTGGGTTCATTCGGTCTATTACCCACAGAAACAGTTTCGAGCGCAAGAGGGCGATGGTCCGGTATCAGACCGGCGAGGAAAAGGAGCGCGAGATGGCGCTGGTCTGGATCGCATCTGGAAGGGGGAGGAAGCGCATGTGGGCAGACACCATCACCGGCACGCTGTTTCGTGAAGACGGATCTTGCCGGGGGTCGTTCTGCACCCGGATTGTGAGTTGGTTATGAACTACCGGAACAGAGCCCTGCTGGACACGGCCCGGGACCAACCCTGCATGAGCTGCGGGGCTCAGGACGGAACGATCGTGGCAGCGCACAGCAACTGGCATCGACACGGGAAGGGCATGAGCATCAAGTCGCATGACTGCTTCATCGCGTTCCTGTGTGTCCGGTGCCATCACGAAGTGGACCAAGGGTCGAAGTTGACCAAGGTGGAGCGGCAGCAGTTGTGGCAGGACGCACATGAGAAGACCCTGCTGCATCTTTTTCAAACCGGAAAACTGGGGGTAAAGGCGTGAAGAAACTGATCGTGGTTGGGATGCTGGTGGCAATGCCCGCGTATGCAGAGTTCAAGGATGGCAACAAGCTGCTGTCCGAGATGAGTGACGCCAACATCGTCGACGACATGGCCTCTCTGGGCTACGTCATGGGCGTTACGGATGCGGGGCAGGGTGTGCTGCATTGCGCCCCGCCAAACGTGCGTGCTGGTCAGTTGCGGGACATGGTCAAGCAGTACCTGACCGACAACCCGAGCATTCGGCACCTAGCGGGCGACTCTATTGTCACTCACGTCATGAAGTCGACGTGGCCATGCACATCCTCAAAAAGGAATAGGCTATGAACCCAAGATACTTCAATGAATTCCGCCCGAATGACTACCGCACGCCACGGTCCATGAAAGAGGCTTACGGGCGAGACGCCAAGATCTATGTGAAGGAAGAAGAGCCGGCGTGGATGCCCATCCTGTTGGCAGTTCTGGTCGCGGGGTTGGTGGGCATGGTGCTGATCCAAATCGCCAAGCGGATGGCCGCCTAAAAAAAGTTTGGTCGAGGGTGTTGACACCTCCAGAGATGTAACTTATAGTTGCATCACGGTCGCAGCACAGGACCGGATAGCGACTAACAGGAGACTCAAATGGACCGCACCCTCGACCTCACCCAAGTTGACGAACTCGGCGTGCTTCTCGCCCAGATCGCAGATCTGACCGCTCAAGCCGATGCCATCAAGGACAACCTGAAGGACATCAGCAGTGCCGGCGGCCCGACCGTCTACAACGGTGCCCTGTTCAAGGCCACCTACATCGAAGCCAACCGCTCGACCGTGGACTGGAAGGCTATCGCCGCCGAGTACAACATCCCCGCTGACGCCATCGCCCGTCACACCAAGACGACCGCAGTGTTCAGCATCAAGACCACCGCACGTTAATCAACAGGGGCCTTCGGGCCCCATCAGGAGAACAACATGGAATTCCGTTGCTACAAGCGAGACGATGGTATGTGGGGCGCTTACATGGTGTACACCAAGACCGGTGAGGCCATTGGCCCAGAGATGGTGGCAGAAGACAATGAGACTGCCGTATTCAAACTGGGCGTGATGTACGGGGCACATCTGGATAAGTTCGCCCAGCCGCTAGACATGATTATCCCTGTCGAAAACTAAACACTCACCATGGGGCCTTCGGGCCCCAACTACAGCGAATTAAAGAGACAAATGTGAATCACAAAAGCGAGTTAAGGGGACAAGGATGAATGCAATCCAACAAATGGGCTACGGCCCCCAACAGGAGATAGAGATGACCATTCCCTTCCACATCTTTCCCCAGATCCCGCCGATGATTGCGGATGACTTCCGTGGCGATGATTTCTGGGAGCGCCATCAGGCCGGTGAGGAATATCGGGCTAACTGCCTTGAAGCACCTGAGTGCATTCCGTCTGGGTCCTGCAAGAAGGCCAAGTCTGAAAAGTACGCATCGGCAGACTGGAACTTTCGGTGACCCTACTAACCACCACGGGGCCTTTTAAAGAGACAAATGTGAATCACAAAAGCGAGTTAAGGAGACAAGGATGAGCGCAATCGAACAAACAGCCGCTCCCTCAGCCCCCCCTACTTGGAAAATCAAAATGAAATATCTGTCTATTTGTAGCGGTATTGAAGCCGCTAGCGCGGCTTGGCATCACATGGGATGGAAGCCCGCTGGTTTTGCAGAGATTGAACCCTTCCCTGCTGCGGTATTGGCGCATCACTTTCCAGACGTTCACAACTTTGGTGACATGACCAAGTTCAAGGAGTGGAACATTGAGCAAATCGACCTTCTCGTCGGGGGAACACCCTGTCAAGCCTTCTCTGTCGCTGGACTTCGGGGAGGACTTTCCGATGCTAGAGGAAACCTCACCCTCACCTTCGTCGAAATGGCCGACCACTTCAACCCCGAGTGGATCGTCTGGGAGAACGTGCCGGGTGTCCTCTCAAGCCAAGACAACGCCTTCGGGTGCTTTCTGGCAGGACTTGTCGGAGCGAGTGAGCCCCTCATTCCAGACGGAAGATGGGACAACGCAGGTGTGGTCTCTGGGCCGAAGCGCACGGCTGCATGGCGCGTTCTTGATGCTCAATACTTCGGAGTGGCCCAACGACGCCGCCGTGTCTTTGTGTGCGCTGTCCGAGGTGCTGGAAACTGGGCCGCTGCCCGAGCGTTTTTTCCTATCGGCGAAAGCGTGTACCGGGATTCTCCGCCGCGCCGAGAAGCGCGGGAAGGCGTTGCCGGAGCAGCTAAAGCGGGCCTTGATGTCAGTTGCATCGGAACCCTAACTGCTGGCTTTGGGAAACTGGGGGCGCCTGAAGTTGATGCGTATACAGCAATCCCAGCATCAAAGATTTATGAGCGGCACGACCAAGATGGCCGCGTCAAGGAAATCACCGTAGCCCCTACGCAGCACGCCAAGCAGGACAACGGCTGCGACCTGCCTATCGTGTTGCAGCCCATCACCTTCGGGGCGCAAATTTCCGCGCCGCAGACTGATGTCAATTTAGTGCAGACTTTGCAGGCTAAGAACCCGATGGCGGTCGCGCTGCCGGCCTACACCTTTCGCTCTGATGCGATGCGCGAGGGCACGGCCAAGACACCGAGCGCGGATGCCGAGGGCCGGGTGCGTCTGCGTGACCCCGGAATGGGGATGTATGAGGAGGTCGCGCCCACTATCGACTGCGGCGCAGCCCACGGGGTCGCGCAGCCCATCCACTACCGCAAGTCGCGCCGAGCGCAGTCCACCGAAGACCACGAGACGTGGGTTGAGGACGAGGCCACGAACACGCTCAACTGCTTCGACGTGGGCGATGTGAGGGCGGTGGACGTGGTCGCGCAGCCGGTGGCGTTTCATAACCGCCAAGACCCTGACGTGAGCGGCGACATTTCGCACCCAATAGGGGCGCAGGACAACGGCATGGGCGTGATGCAGGCGATGGCGTTTGAACCGGGAAGCATTGCGCGCAACGCCGGTCCTGCTGGCGAATCGCCGCTTGTTCCAACGCTACGCCGCGCAATGGGAGACAACCAACCCGCCGTGCGACTCGCCATGCAAGTCCGCCGCCTAACCCCAACCGAGTGTGAGCGGTTACAGGGATTCCCCGATGGGTGGACAAACATCCCGTGGCGCGGCAAGCCAGAGGCGCCAGACGGCCCGCGCTACAAGGCACTCGGCAACAGCATGGCCGTGCCATGTATGCGGTGGATCGGTGAGCGCATCCAGTTGGTACAAAACGGCAGGGTGTGAAAAAAGGGGAGGCTAGTCCTCCCCAAACTTTTTTCTTCAGAAGTGTTGACATCCCTGATTGTGTAACCTATAGTTCGACTACGGCATCCCGCCGGACAGCGAATCTAGGAGAAACAAAATGCAAGTCGAACTCTTCCGCAGCGGCACCGACATCGTCATCATCGGCCAAGACTTTGAGGCCGCCGATTACACCAACCCGCGTGGCAACATCTACGGGTTCTCGGCTTTCGTGCAGGCCGTGTCGGTTCAAGGCGACACCCGCGTGCTGCACGTTGCGACCGGCGGCAATGAAGCCGAGGTGCTTGCGAAGGCCGAGGCCCTTGCCGCTGCATTGAACGCCCGTCTGGCCAACGGCAAGTTGCCAGTTGCCTTTGACCGTTGGGAAGCAGGTCGCGCCGTGTACGGCTCCGAGGCTTACGTCGAGTACGGTCAGGAAGAAGATGCGGCTTGGGAAGCCCGCGCAGCCGAAGAAGAGGCTTGGGCCTAATCAGAACCCCGGGGGCTGCGGCCCCCATCAAAGCGAATCGAGGAGAACGACATGACCACGCCCGCATGGAAGCGCCACCTGAGCCGCAACGTCAAGCAGATGCACCCGGACTACGCGCAGCGGCTGTACGACAGCCTGTCCGCCGACCGCAGCATCTGCGGACCTAGCGCCCAATTTGTCCGCGAACACCTGACCGGCGGCTACTACAGCCAAGCCATCAGCATCGAGGTGTACCGTGCCCTGTACAAGCAGGCCCAGAAGGCCCTGAAGGTGTCAGCATGAGCCCGCGCACTGCACACGCCCATGACATCGTCACCGACACGCTCTGGCGTGGTTTTGGCGTGGACGAGGAGTACTGGCATGCCCTGCAGACCATCATCGACGCGCCCGACTTTGGTGAGTGCGACGAAGAAGTGAAGCAGGCGGCCTGCGCCGCCGTCCACAACGAAGAACTCAACGCACCCGATAGCCTGCACGGCCCCTTCTGAGGAGAATGACATGCTTGCTTACTGCGACTACATTGCCCACCTGATTGCTGGGCACATCCGCCACTTCGACACCCAAGGCATCCTGTGGGATGTGGGTCGTCCGCAGATGGATCTCAACGCGGATGGTTCCTTCGGTAGCACCACGAAGACCATCACAATCACCGACCTGAACGGCAAGAAGTATCGGGTTACCATCGAAGAGATCAACCAGCCCACTGAGGAACTGGTTGACGGCACCAACGAGGCCCTCAAGGCCCTCACCATCAGGGGAAATTGAAATGACCGAATTCCGTGACTACTCGACCTATCTGCAGCGCATCGTGCGTCTTGAGAGGCGGGCGCATGAGCAGTGCAACAATCAGAAGTATTCGGATGCCATGGGCACAGTGCGCATGATGCTGTGCGAGCTGCAGGCCCTTAACTGCTGGCTTGAGGAGCAGAAGAGCGTTCCATCATGCTCGGATTGACAATGGTCCGTGCGTACTCCCCGAAGTTGCAGTGGTAGGTGATGCACTGCGCATCTCGCTGGCTCCGATAGCCGGAGTTATGAGACCAAAGATCTGAAGGCTGAAGAACCCGGTGTGTCTCGACCGATACACCGGGTAGATCTTTTAGAGACTTGTGGTGAACGTGACCGAGATGGGCGTATCTGTGAGCGCATTGCCCCCACATCTCCGGCTGGTCGGAAGCCATGATGCCTAGCATCTGGTCAGGCTTCACAGAATCACCGTGGGTGGCAGCAATCATCACCTTGCCAAACCGAAGGTAGTAGAACTTGTTGGCCGATGTCTCAACGTGTACCCGGGGCTCGTTCTCGTAGGCGACATGCAGCCACAGAGACAAATCCACAGCAGAGTAGTCGTCATGATTGCCGATGATGTTCCAGACGAGGACCTTGTCGTGCTTGCGTAGGCACATCTGGATCATCGACCGCAGGATGCGGAACCCGACCTTGCGCACCTTCTGGTATCGCCCGTCGACATCAAGAGGGTGACCGCTACGGGACGTCATGTTGTTGCCGTCGTCAGCGTGGAAGTAGTCACCGAGGTTGAGGATCAGGCCGGTAGTTGCAGCCGGGGACCGCTCCACAAGGTCGTCATGGGCCTTCGTGAACAGAGCCTCCGCCATAGCCAGATCATGGTCATGCCCTACTTCCTCATGCCAGCTACGCTGACCGATGTGCGGGTCACCGAAGACGTAGATGTTCAGTAGATTGCTGTCTGGTGGAGTGGTGCTTGGGTGGGTTGGAGCGACGCGAACAATGTCGTCTCTAAATGCTTCGAGGAAGGCTTCCTGAATGTCACGGTTGTTTTTCTTGTCTTCTCGCGACTTCACCCACTGCCCAACTGGTTTGCCAGTTTGGTTATAATATGTGCTGATACCTTTGACTATGAATCCTTCGGGGACCGAATGAACCATGTCATTTTCGGGGCTCACTCCTCTTCGAGCCGCCCGCAGTTTGAGTCTTCGCAGCCCCCGCTCAAGTGAGCGAGTAGAGATGTTCAAATGCTCTGCTGCTTTCTGTTGTGTCCCGCATAAAGAGATCGCGTCAAGAATTTCGTGTTCGCGAACCGTGGCAAACTCTCGTAAATGATCCATAACGTCCTATCCTTTAAGGGATTTTGTCATACTCAACAAGTATCATTGCTGTTTTCTTACTTATCAAGCGCGGGATAGTGGAGTAGCACCACGCTGGCTTCATATGCCAGAGACCCCAGTGCGAGTCTGGGTCCCGCTACCAAGCCTCTCTGATGAGCCCTGAATGGGCGAAACGTGTAAGCGTAAGGGGCAGCCGACCTTCCGGTGTAGGCTTGCATCATGCCGAGACTCGTTGAGTGCGTAGAGGCACACATACACGGTCACAGGTAGTGGAGCAAAACGGCAACAAAGCATCGACACACCTCTACTGTCAGGTGATGAGCCAAAGTAGCAAAACCGGATGTATTGCACCGCCGCCACACGGTCCCGACGGCTAGCCTTTCGCCGCCGCGAAAAGAAATCGGGAATGTGGCACCTATCCGCTGGTGCGTTACACTAGACGCATCATTAACCAATCGCAGGAATAAGCGTAATGGCTGAAACGCGATCAGAAGAGATGGAGCCCGCGCCGCGGAAGAAACCCGGCCCGCCGAAAGGCAGTGGCGGTCGCCCATCTAAATACACTCCAGAGATAGCAGAAGAGATGGTTCAGAGACTCTCAGAGGGAGAGCCATTGAGACAGATCTGCAGAGACGCACACATGCCCGAGTGGCGTACTGTGTATGGTTGGATGCATCGCGACGAAAAACTTTCGGCAGCCATCGCACATGCGCGGGAAATGGGGCAGGACGCAATTGCTGAAGACATCCTGCGTGAGATCAGTGATGAGCCCGAGCGCATCCTGTCTGAGGGTGGTGGTCGCATCGACTCTGGGTATGTGCAACTGATCAGAGCCCGGGCCGACATCAAACTCAAGTTACTGGCCAAGTGGAATCCCAAGCGGTACGGCGATCGTGTCGCGCTGGCTGGCGACGCCGAGAATCCCCTGAAGGTCGACGTAGACACGAAGGGTCTGTTTGATTCAATCCTGCAGTCCATGGAACTGACGCGCAAGAAGGAGAGCATTGATGAGTGAAGAGCAAAAGATCACGCTGGTGTTCAACCCGGTCGAGGTGAATGCCATCCTGACCGCACTGAGCGCCCTGCCCACCGGCCACAACGTCTGGCCGCTCGCTGTGCGCATCAAGGAAGAGGCGGAGGCTCAGTTGCCAGCCCCTGCTAGCGATGACTGAAGCCTTCATGCAAGCCGTCGACAGCCTGAACGAGCTGGCCAATGCCATGGAAGCCATGGACGACGACGAGGTGAACATCATGGCTTACCTGATCTGCGATCTCGCCTCGCATGTCTCTGATGACAACAAGACAAACATCTGGCAGGCGCAGGTGAGTGTTGCTCGCCTGCAATGACTGTCGAGGAGATCCTCAAGGACCCGGAGACGCGCAAGAAGTTTGCGCTGCTCCCGCCAGAGGATCAGGTCGCATGGGCATGGCGTGCCAAGTGGCTCACAATCGCCCACAAGCACCAGATTGTCCCGCAGGGTGACTGGTGGTCTATCTGGCTACTTCTCGCAGGACGGGGAGCGGGGAAGACCAGAACCGCGGCAGAGCAGATCTCATGGTGGGCGTGGAAAGAACCCAACACCCGTTGGCTCGTGGGGGCTCCGACCTCGAGTGACGTGCGTGCCACCTGCTTCGAGGGTGACTCAGGGTTGATTAGCGTCATCCCGCAGGCTCTGATCGCTGACTACAACCGGGCATACCATGAGATCAAGCTGACCAACGGGAGCCTGATCAAAGGCATCCCGGCGTCGGAGCCAGAGCGGTTCCGCGGTCCACAGTTCCATGGAGCGTGGCTAGACGAGTTGGCCGCATGGGACTACCTGAACGAAGCGTGGGACCAGATCATGTTCAGCGTGCGTCTGGGAGCCCGCACAAGGATCGTGGCGACGACCACGCCGCGCCCCAAGGACCTGATCATCGAACTGGTCGGGCGTGACGGCGACGACGTCTGTGTGACGACCGCGTCGACCTACGACAACATCGCCAACCTGTCTGCGAACTTCCAGAAGCAGATCCTGCAGTACGAGGGCACGAAGCTAGGCCGGCAGGAGATCTACGCCGAGATCATAGACCCCGAGGAGTCGGGCATCGTCAAGCGTGACATGTTCCGCCTCTGGCCTGCTGACAAGCCGTTCCCCAAGTTCGAGTACATCATCCAGTCATACGACTGTGCATACACCGAGAAGACGACGGGTGACCCGACTGCCTGCATCACCTTCGGCGTGTTCAAGCCGCTGGATGGTCCCATGGCCGCCATGGTCATCGACTGCTGGCAAGACCACCTGCAGTACCCGGACCTGCGACCCAAGGTCATCGACGAGTACGAGACTGTCTTCGGCGAGGGTAAGGAGCGGAAGCGTGTCGACCTGATACTGGTGGAAGACAAGTCTGCCGGCATCAGTCTCATTCAGGATCTGCAGCGTGCTCACTTGCCGGTGCGGGCATATAACCCCGGGCGTGCTGACAAGGTGCAGCGTCTGAATATCGTGTCGAACATCATCGCTCGAGGCCGGGTGTGGATCCCTGAGAGCACGGTGCGCAAGGGTTATGTCAGAGACTGGGCAGAGGGCTTTGTGTCGCAGATCTGCTCGTTCCCTGAGTCGACGCACGATGATTATGTCGACGCCTGTACCCAAGCCTTAAGATATTTGCGTGATGGTGGCTGGCTTGAGATTGACCCGCCGCCGCCTGATGACTGGGACGAGGACGATTATGCTGATTCAGGTATGCCTCGCCGGGTAAATCCCTATGCTGTATAAGATGCGCGAAACTGGCCGGAGGCTTCTGTGAGCAACGCCGACAAAATCTTTGATGAGATTATCGGGGCGCCCAAGGTGCGCAATCCCGAGTTGCGCCAGATGATTGAAGAGCGCATGGCCAAGGGCGGGCTGCTCAAGAAGGCTATGCAGGTTGCCAAGGATGTGCTGCCTGCCCCAGAGCGCAAGGCCAACCTAGAGAAGATGCTTGAGGGCAGCGCAGTAAAGCAGAGGCTTTACCATGGAACCGACAAGGACATTCCCTACTTCAAGACCATGAGGCCGACATACTGGTTCTCTGAAGATCCAGAGTTGGCCAACCAGTTTGTGGCAGGTGGTCGTCGAGCAATGGGCAGCAAGCCCAAGAAGGGGTCGGCGGTTTATCCGGTTCATGCCAACGTCAAGAATCCATTGGATTTGACGCAACTGCCTGCATCAAGTCCTTTGGTTCCACAATCCGCAATGTCTGGCTTGGAGTTGTTGGAAAAGGCAGGCGCGGACGTATCGCCGGATAACGTGCGCAAATTGGCAGAGTGGGATGTTGAACTAAACAAGTCATTGGGCGGTGGATATGCGCCTGATATAGATCCGGTGGCTTCTGAGATTGATCGGCTTAACTACAAGGTTCCTCTGTATTCGCTGTTAGACAATCATCTGATCATCAAGGGACTTAAAGACGCAGGATATGACAGCGTCAAGTTGCTTGAGCGTTTTGGGCAAGGCAAGAAGCCGACAAAGGAAGCGGTAACGATTGGCGTGTTTGATCCAACCAATATCAAGTCTGCTGTGGGCAATGTCGGAACGTATGATTTGTCTGTGCCCGACTTGACTAAGAAGGAGGGTGGCGCCGTCATGATGTCGAAGGGCGGAATGCTCAAGAAGGCGGCCAAGGCAGTCAAGTCCATGGTTGAGGACGAGCCAAATGTCAGCCGCATCGACATGGATTACAAGGACGTCACCAAGCGTGTGCCGCAGTTGACTGAGGCGGCGCAGAAGCTGAAGGGTGGCGAACTGACTGCTGCTGAATACGAGGAGATGGTTCGGCGGTTCAAGCCGGTGGAGCCCTATGCCTTCGTTCCTCAGCCAGCAACGCAGGAAGATGCCATGCGTGCTCTGCGTGGTAAGCAGAAAGAGAAGTACGGCAAGACGGGAGAGATCCCCGCCGGAACTCAGACTGGCCTGCGCCTAGACATCCCCGCGTACCAGAACCATGGGGTGTGGATCAACAGCATCCACCCCGAGGGTATGCCAACCCACTATGGCCCGGTGTCGTCGGTGAAGAACGTGACCATGAGTGGCTCGCCTGAGCAGGCATTCCGTGTGGCCACTGGCGAGAGCGCCAAGGGTCCATGGGCACGCATTCAGGGTGAGTGGAACCCAATCACAGAGGAAGAGGCAGTCGCCCGCGCCAAGGAGTATCTGGACCACCCGGAGTGGGCGCAGATTGGGTATGACCCGGAGCGCCATGGGTACTTCTACGATCGTCGCACCATGGAGCCGATTCTGGGCGCTGAAGAGGTGATTCAGATTGGCCCGCTAGTGCTGGGCAAGAAACCGAGGTATGGCTCGAAGAGCGAAGAAAAGTATGCGGAAGGCGGCGCCATCGGCAAGAACGTAGGCCGCGGCATGGCTGGTCTGACTCGTTCGAGGCAGCCGCTGGATCCCAGTGAGATTCAGGCCCAGATGCTAGATGTGCCTGCTTCTATTGGCGTGCCATTCGCAGAAGCCGGCGCTGAATACCTGCGTGGCAATTTAGAGGACGCAAAACTTGCTGCTGCCATTGACACCGTGCTCACTGGAGTGCCTGCTGCTGCTGTAGTGGCCAAGCCCGCATACCGTGCGGTGAAGAGTGGCATCCAGAAGGCCGCTCCGGCTGCAGGAGAGGCCGTCAGAGGCGCTCTAGAGTCAGCCATGGAGTCTGGTGCCATCATGGACCCCCGGATGGCTGTAGTGAAGCCCACCGGTGGCCAGTGGCTAGATACCGGCAGGCCGATGCTGCGTCCGAGGCATGGCGAAAACTTAATGATGAGTGACAGTTCTGAGGGGGCGACGCGTGACAAGGCGTTGATCAACTGGCGTGACAAGCAGTTGTCCAACTACGTCAGGACGCAGATGTCTACGCCTGATGACCCCATCCTCAAGTTGGCAGAAGAGTGGCCAGCGAAACGTGCGGCCATGCTGGATGAGAAGCGTGCCCGACTGGACACATTGGAGTCAAAGCGGCAGGCCATTGAGACTGGCCCGGTTCCGCCCGAGGTGCGAGATCCTGATGCGTGGCGTCAGGCGCGTATGCGCACCATTGATGGCGAGATGGCCACTGTCCGCGAGGACATGGACAACATCAATGAAATGAGCCCGCTGCACATGCCGATGCAGGACATAGGGTTGCTGTCAGATACCGCAATGAGGAGAACGGCAGCCGGGTTCCCGCATACTGGTATTGCCAAGTCCGACTTTGGCCGGATGTGGGAAAACCTGTCTGACCGTCAGATAAAGAACATCGACGCGTGGAAACTGGCCAGCGAGGAGTACCTGCCGAAGATTACCGGCGCGGAGCGTGAGAACATCACCGCTGCGTTCAGGCCCGGACGGCAGATGGCCGAGCCCCCGAATCCGTGGTTGACGCCGAAGCAGGCGCAAGAGGCCAGACACTTTGGCCAAGACCCTGACTTCTCGCGCCAAGTGATTGAGCAGAACCCGTGGCTATCCAAGGTGGATCCGGGTGCGCAGGTGTATGGGTTGATGAACTCAGACCAAGTCATGGGCAACCTTGGCTTTAACCACATCATGGATGTGTTGCGCAGCGACATGAGGCGCGGCGACTTAAAGCCGGAAGACTTGAGCCGGTTGAGCGTGACTGACGCTGTCAAGCGCACCTCCCGGTATGACGCCGAGAAGGCGGCGCAGATGGCCAGAGCAGAGGCAACGTCTGCTGCCAACCTGACGCCGCACCGTGAGTTCGGTGGCTATCGTATGGTCCAGTTGGACAAGCCCGGTCAGTTCTCGAAAGAGTCCCAGATTATGGGTCACTCTGTAGAAGGGTACGAGCCACCCAGCAGTCACCCGGATTGGATTGAAGATGCTGCCCATGAGGGCAGTTCGTCCTACGGCCATGGCGGCTGGGAAGCCATTAAGAGCGGTGATGCTCAGGTGCTGTCGTTCCGCGATACCAAGAACAGGCCGCATGCAACAGTTGAAATTAGCAAGGCGGGTCGAGGCGCAGACCCACAGAGGTGGCTTAAGACAGCATCGCCGGAAGAAGCCGCAGAGTTGGAAAGGCGCATGTCAACTCTTGAGTCAACCGGTGATTATGCGGACCCGCAATTTAGGCGCATGGTGGCCGCTAGTGCTGGTTATCGAGATGAGACTGGAAAATGGGTTAACCAACCCATGCCCGGTTATGTGGAATGGACAAAGACTCAGCCGGGGATAATCACCCAGATCAAGGGCAAAAGAAACGGCCCGGTCAATGAGGACTACTGGCCCTACCTGCAGCGGTATGTCCGTGAGAGCGGGACGGAAGTCACCGACGACCTAGACAAGATTGGCATGGTCGATGTGACTGCTGGATATGGGCCGCGAATAGCATTTTTGCCAGACAATATGCCGCGTTATGTCACCCGAGACGAACTGGAGCGTTTCAAAAAAACCAACGAGTTCACCCCGGACCCGCACTTCTCAGATCCCAAATTCGGTCCCAAGGGCATGAAGCGCGGTGGGTATGTCACTAAAAGCATCCCTGAGTTTGCTAAGGGCGGCATAGTCAAGATGATCAAGGGCGCCGTTGAGGGCGCGACGTCTGCCAAGGGCAACATTCAGAAGTACGCAGACCCTGAGTCGAAGCACATTGCTGACTGGCAGTGGAAGCCTATGGGTGAGGTGGCCGAGGCGGTCAACGTACCAGAGGTGCCTGACTACATCCAGAAGGGCTTTGGCAACTTCATGGCCGATCAGGTGAAGCGTGCCCAGAAGGGTGACATCGGCGCGAGAGATCTGATCAAGGCTTACACCATCACCCGGTCAAGCGTGAACCGTGGTGGCCTGTCGCACGCATCTGCTACCAAGACCGGCATGAAACTGCCGAAGACTGACGAGCGTGTAAGACCGGAAGGTGCATTCTCCGAGTGGCTAGGCTCCCCGGAAGGCCAGCGGTATCTGGACGCTGCAGAGCGTGGTGAGATTGACCCCCGGGTGCTGAAGGACCTTCAAGAGAAGTTCTCTCCCTTCGGTATGCCGAATGTTCTAGCGGATGACATGCGCTGGGCGGCAGAGAACCTGTCGGGCTCTTCGATGGACGTGCCTGCCATGATTCTGGGTGGCCCCGAGCGTTACCGGGAACTGTCGCAGTCGGTGCCGGGTATCGGCCCTGCCAAGAGCGGGTTCATGGGCGCCATGCTTGGCCGCGGTGACTTTCCAACGCTGGATGCCCGCCAACTGCGCCTGAACACAGAAGGCGGTGGCAAGGAAGCAGCCAAGTTCATGAAGCGCGGCAAGGGTGAGGGTGGCGAGGAGGCTGTGGCGCGTCTGGCTGCGCGTCAAAACGCTCTAGACATGGCTCTGGACCCGTCGCTTGACCCGTTCTATCAGCATCTGGTGCATCACACCATCTGGGATCGTGTGGGTGGCGACAAAACTACCCATGATGACTTGGTACGCGCCATGCGTGGATACGCTGGTGGAGGCACGGTATCAAAGGCTGGCATGGTCAAGAAGGCCGCCAGTCTCATCGAAGAGGCATTCAAGGGAGACATGGATGCTGCTGGACGTGCTGCTGCTGGCCGTGAGGCTGCCAAGTACATCAAGTCGCAATCGCAAGTAAAGCCATCCGAAGCCTTTGGCCAACTGATGGAGAAGGGCTTCAAGAAGACTGTCACCACGCAGGCAGACCGCACCCGGGTAGGCGGCGGCAACATCGGTGGTGCATCGTTCTCTGCCCTCAGTGCTGTGGACCCCAACTATGCCGGCAAGGTGTGGGGCGTCGGTGAAGCGACTACTGCTGCACGTCTGGCAAACCTGTCGACCCCGGAGACGGCGTGGACGACGATGCTTGGGTCGGCCACCCAACTGAAGACCAACCCGATCGTGTTTGACAAGCTTAAGCGGGAGTTCAGAGCTGCCATGAAGGAAGGCAAGCTCTCGCCGGAGTTGGAAGCGAAGATCAACAAGAACTTGGCTCTGACCTTCGGTGAGGGTGCAGACATCCGCGACCCCGGCATCTGGAAGCAGGCAGACACGTTTGAGAAGCGTGCTGCACTGGCAGACATCATGATGGGTCAGGGTATCCCGCCGAGTAAGGGCGGTGTATCCCTTGGCGGAGAGAAGAGCGGCAAGGGTGTGATCTTCCGTCCGACGGACATCCTGAAGGCTGAGACGGAACCCGGCTTGCTACACCCGGAGCATGGTGGTGACGTGCCGACGTTTGCTGCTGGCCCGCGCCTGTTCAGTCTAGAGAAAGAGTTCATGTACCGTCCGGACCTTCACCCGGGTTTCCCGGTGCTGATGAAGGGTGAGGACTTGGGCTACAACGTGATGCCTACCCCGACGGAAGTGTTCCTGCCTGACTGGCACAGAAGGTTCAAAGAGATGAACCCAGAGCGGCAGGGCCCCGGGTACTACGATTTGGCTCTTGGCGTGAAGGGTGAGGGCTTGCCGAGTCAAGAGTTTAGTGACGCATACATTCGCCATCTGATACGCGAAGGTTTCAAGGCCGGTGGACCGGTCAAGAAGATGAAGAAGAGGTCAAAAAATGGCTGAACAATTCCCGATTGATCCTGAGTTCGACCGCTTTGTTGAGGGTATCCCCATGGATGCCCAACCTGAAGGGGCAGAAGGCGCTCCGGAGGTTGAAGAAGGCATGGAGGTCGACGTAGAACTGGACGATTCGGAGCTTGAAGAGCTTCCGGATGGCTCTGTAGTGGTCAAGCTAGACACCAAGGGCCCCATGGAGTCTGAAGACTTCTATGAGAACCTTGCTGACTCCGACAGGATTGACAACTTCGACGTCCAAAAGCTGGCTCTGCGGTACATCGAACTGGCCGAGAAGGACAAGGAAGCCCGCAAGGAGCGCGACAAGCAGTACGAAGACGGCATCCGCCGCACCGGTTTGGGTAATGACGCCCCCGGTGGAGCTAACTTTCAGGGTGCCAGCAAGGTTGTCCACCCGGTTATGGCCGAAGCGTGCGTGGATTTTGCGTCCAGAGCGATTAAGGAACTGTTCCCGCCTGATGGTCCGACCCGCACCAAGATCCTTGGCGACGTCACTCAGGAAAAAACCGACTCTGCAGAGCGCAAGTCGGAGTTCATGAACTGGCAGTTGACGGAGCAGATTGAGGAATTCCGCGACGAAGAGGAGCAGATGCTCACTCAATTGCCGCTGGGTGGTTCTCAGTACATGAAGATCTGGTACGACGAGCGTAAGCAGCGCCCCTGTGCGCAGTTTCTGCCCATCGACAACGTGCTGCTGCCCTTCTCCGCGGCTAACTTCTACACCGCGCAGCGCATTACCGAAGTTGACGACATCTCTGAGTACGAATTCAAGCGCCGGATCGACTCTGGCCTGTACCGGGACACGTCATTCATCCGCGCCACCATGGATCCTGAGCCGACCGGCCCCCAAAAGGCGACCGATAAGGTCGAGGGGCGGAGTGCTGGTAGCAACGAAGACGGTGTGCGCCGTATCTACCATGTATACACATGGCTAGAGCTTGAGGATGACCCGTATACGAAGGGCGAATTGGCCCCGTACATCCTCATGATTGACGAACTAGAGACGGAAGTCGTCGGTTTGTACCGCAACTGGGAAGAAGGCGACGAAACCCAGACCAAATTGGACTGGATTGTTGAGTTCAAATTCATTCCGTGGCGGGGTGCATATGCCGTGGGTCTCCCGCACCTCATAGGCGGCCTCTCAGCGGCTCTGACGGGTGCTTTGCGTGCCCTGATGGACTCGGCTCACATCAATAACGCAGCGACCATGCTGAAACTGAAGGGCGCCAAGGTGTCCGGTCAGTCCCAGCAGGTCGAAGTGACGCAGGTTTCCGAGATTGAGGCAGCCCCGGGCGTCGATGACGTGCGCAAGATTGCCATGCCGATGCCGTTCAACCCGCCGAGCCCGGTTCTCATGGAGCTTCTGGGCTGGCTGACGAACGCTGCCAAGGGTGTGGTGACCACCGCAGAGGAAAAGATCGCTGACGTGACGTCAAACGCGCCTGTAGGCACTACGCAGGCGATGATTGAGCAGGGTGCAGCGGTGTTCTCTGCCATTCATGCCCGTTTGCATGAGTCACAGGGTCGAGTTCTGCGGATTTTGAGCCGAATCAACCGCTGGTACCTCGATGACATGCGCCGCGGCGAGGTTGTTGAGGATCTGGACATCACTCGAGAAGATTTTGCCCGCATTACCGACGTCATTCCGGTGTCGGATCCGCACATCTTCTCGGAAACGCAGCGTATGGCGCAGACGCAAGCCGTCATGGCCATCATGGAGAAGAATCCCGACCTGTTTAACCGCAAAGTGGTGATTGAGCGGTTCCTAAAGCAGATCAAGGTGCCGGGTATCAATGAACTGATGGTTGATACGCCTCCGCCGACCAAGATGGACGCTGCCAACGAGAATGTGGCCATGGCTATCGGTCAGGCAGCCTTTGCCTACCCAGAGCAGGACCATCTGGGTCACATTCAAGCGCACCTAGACTTCGCAAAGAACCCGATATTCGGTGGCAACCCGTTTATCGCCCCGGGATTCCTGCCCAAAGCGGTCGAGCACATTAAGCAGCACATTGTGCTCTGGTACCTGAACCGCATGAATGGGTACGTCGAGAAGTCTCTGGGTCGCAAGATGGAAGAGTACGAACTGCTGCAGGACCCGGGCATGGTCGACAAGATGTTTGGCGCTGCCTCTCAGCACGTCGACATGGACGCCCAGCAGACGCTGGCCGGCATCATGCCTGTCATCCAGCAGATGGTTAAGCAGATGGAGCAGTTCAAGCCGAAGCCCCAACTTACGCCGGATGGCGAGGTTGTCCTGCAGACCAGCATGGCAGAGACCCAACGTCGCGCTGCCCGCGATCAGGCTGAGATGGCTCTCAAGGAGCAGGAAGCCGCGGCAGACATCCAGATCCAGATGCAGAAGATGCAGCAGGACCACCAGAAGGACATGGAAGAACTCCAACTCCGATTGGCCATTGCTATGGGCGATCAGGAGATGAAGGAGCGCATCGAGACAGCCCGGTTGACCCGCGATGCCGCCAAGTTGAAGCAGGATGGCGAGAAGGCTGTATTGGACATCACCATGAAACAGGGAGGGCCAATTGGCTACCAGTGACCAAGAGCAGAAAGGGATCAATGTGCCGATGCATAAGCGCATTGCCATGGGCGAGAAGCTGGACGGTACTAGCCTGCAGCCGAAGGGCGGCAGTCAACAACAGGGAGGTGCATTGAGCCAAGCGAAGAAGAAGTGAAGACCATTGGAGACCTGATCGGCGGCATCAAGGTGCGTCAGGCTGAGATAGCCGCCTCTCTCGCTACGGGTCATGCCGCGACGTGGGAGACGTATCACCGCATGGTCGGGCAACACGCGGGCCTACAAGAGGCCCTCGATATTCTTGATTCATTGATGAAGGAAGAAGATGACGACAGGTAACCCGGAGGCTTTTAACGAAGCCGAGTTGGCTTGGGCATTTCCGAGCGTAGACCCCGGTGCTAGACCTCTCGGCGGACGCATTCTGGTGCAGTTGCGTCGAACGAAGAAGAAGGTTGGGCAAGCGGGAATCATCTTGGTTGAAGAGACCAAGGAAACCGAGAAGTGGAACAACATGGTGGCCAAGGTAGTTGCCATCGGGCCTTTGGCATTCAAGCATCGCGACACGATGCAGCCATGGCCGGAGGGTTCTTGGTGTGAGGTTGGCGACTATCTGCGCGTCCCGAAGTGGGGTGGCGACAGATGGGAAGTCAAGGTGCCCGGGGATGACGATGCAGAAGACCCGGCCATGTTCATGATTCTCAACGATCACGAAATCATCGCCACGGTGACAGGTGATCCGCTTGCTATGAGGGCCTTCGTATGAGTGCTGATAATGAAGACAAGATGCAGGACGTTGAGCTTGTTGAAGAGGCGGCTGACGGTTCTGCGGTAATAGAACTCCCGGAGGGTGAAGAAGTCCCGAGTCAGATGGCAGAGGGTGGCTCCGCAGATGACGACCATCCTGATGATGACGAAGAGGTAAGGGCTGCAAAGCGTGCCCGTCGACGCGCCAAGAAGGATTATGTGCGCCAGCGGAATGCCGAGAAAGATGCCCGTCTCGAGGCCCTGCAACGCCAGAATCAGGAGTTGATGGGACGTCTAGCTGTTGTAGAGCAGCGTGCTCATAGCTCTGATATGGCGCGTTTGGAGAAGGCAATTGAAGACGAGCAACTGCGTCTGCAATACGCCATGACCAAAATGCGCGAGGCCACTGATAACTCAAATGGCGATGCTTTTATTCGCGCCAGAGAAATTGAGGCAGAGTCGCGTAAGCGCCTTGAATCGTTGCACGGCATTAGGCAGCAGGCCGAAGAATCAACGACACGAGAAGCCTCGGTAAATCCGAAGGTTAAGCGTCTGGCCAATGATTGGCTAGAGGCTAATTCTTGGTATGACCCAGAGGCCGGTGACGAAGACACGCAGATTGCAAAGATTATCGACGCCAAGCTGACGCAGGAGGGCTGGAACCCCGCGACAGAAGATTATTGGGAAGAACTTGATAATCGCTTGCAGAAGCGTTTGCCCCATAGATACAATCAATCGCAGGACGAGCGTCCTCAAAGGAGACCCCGAAGCGTGGTAACGGGATCTGTTCGTGAATCGGTGGGCGGGCGTAGCGGTAATGGCTACGTTCTCAGTCCCGAGCGTGTTCGAGCTATCAAAGAGGCGGGCATGTGGGATGACGTTGAGAAGCGCAACCGAATGATCAAGCAGTTCATTGCTTACGACAAAGCTAATAGGGGATAACTATGGATTCTCGTCTCAAGAAAACTCTCATGGCTGGTGGCCGCGAAACTCGTGCTAGCGAGGACGCTACCCGCAAAGCCCCTGAAGAGAAGTTCATGTCAGCGCAGGAACGTCGAAAGATGTGGAGCGATGAGTGGACACAAAGTGCGCTGCCAAAGGTGCCGGAGATTCCGGGCTGGCACATCTGTTGGCTTTCGACAACCAACGCTTACGACAGCATTGATAAGCGGATTCGACTTGGGTATGTCCCCGTTATGGCGGACGAACTCCCGGGCTTCGATAATTACCGCGTAAAGGCTGGCGAGGATATTGGTTTCATCGCGTGCAACGAGATGCGCTTGTACAAACTCCCCATGGATGCGTACCAAGACCTCATGTTGCAGATGCACCACGAGGCTCCCAACGAGGAGGCGGACAAGATCCGCGTTCAGATTGAGAACCTGCAGGGTGCGCGAGATAGCTCAGGCAAGAGCTTGGGCCGAGTCGAAGGTGACGGATTTGGCGATTTGGACCGAGAAGTTAAGGCTCCCGTATTCCACGGGTAACTAAACAAAGGAGACAGTTATGTCTGCAACCTCTGCTCCGTTCGGCCTGCGTCCTGCGTTCCATCCTTCTGGCTTGGATCGTGCTCAGGCGCTTGCTGGCGGCATCGCATCTGCGTATCCCGCAGATATTCTGAAGGGTCAACCGGTCAAGTACGACACGGCTGGCACCATCGTCCCGGCCTCGGGCTCGGAAGCCTTCGTCGGCGCTTTCGCTGGCGTTGAGTGGACCGATACCACCGGTCGTCGTCGCGTGTCGAACTACTGGCCGGCTAACACCGCATACCAGACCGGTTCGTGCGTGGCCTATTTCTACAACGATCCCAACATCGTTTACGAAATTCAAGCTGACGGCACTCTGGCTCAGACCTCCATCGGAGACGAAGCCAATATCACCAACTCAACTGCTGGGTCGAATACCACGGGCCTGTCGCAAGCCACTCTGTCAACGTCCCTCGCGGGCGCTAACGGTGTCGCTGCGATGCGTATCGTTGATATTGCTCCGTACCCGGACAACAACTGGGGTGACGCTTACGTTATCGTCCGCGCCACGATTGCTCAATTCCAATTCGGCCAAGTCCGCGTCTCCGGCGCGAACTACACGCCGGTTGCCGTCTAAGGAGGG